ACTTTGTCTCGTGGAATTAGCACACACGGCTACTTCTGCACATTCAAAGCAAACGCCAGCATGATTCAAAAAATCACACAGGCCTAGTCGAGAGGCGGCGTAACCGCCATGTCGTATTACACAACAGCCAGTAAGCAACTGATTTCTAACTACGCGTGCATCAGCACGTTAGAACCAACAGAAATTACCATTGGCGAAAACATCACCGTTAGTGCTTTGGGTGTGCCGTTTAACGGCACATTCAAAGTGCTTGACATGCCCCAATACGAATTCACTGGCGTTGACTCAACTACAGGCGAATTTCAATTTGATGTCAATGTGCCAAGACCCAACCAAATCATTTATGCGGCTACCGGGTCAAATGTTCAATATGTTGTTACTTACGACGGGTCAGTGGAATATACGCAAACTTGCACGTGGATTACCGTTGCCGCTTTAATCACATATCTGGGCGTCACTATTACAAACCCGTCAGATGATTACACGTTGGCCACACAAGCCACGAACGCAGCAAACTTGTTTTGTTATCGTCGCAGGCAAGAGTCCGGCTACCACGACGCTTTAAGCTCATCGCCCGGCGCAGATGCCACACTAGGCACGCTGATGTATGGTGCAGCTTTGTGGCGTAGTCGAGGGTCAATAGAAACCGCGTATGCAGCGTTTGACACAATGGGCACACCAACCCAACAGTCGTTGACACCGATAGTTAAGCAATTGTTGGGCATCCCTCGACCAGCGGTTGCTTAATGGCTTACACCGATTTATTTAACGAAGCGATTGACGACATTAGCACCACGCTGACAGCCGTTAGCGGTTTGCGTGTGGTCACTGACCCGACCAAATTGGTGCCTAATTGTGTGTTCCTACAAGCACCAAGTTTCACCACGTTTGGTGGCAACGGCAACATTGTGACCATGCAATTTCCAATCAAAGTTGTGGGGTCAGGCCCAGCTGGGCTACCAGTGTTGCGTGACATTCTCGCTATCACTGCAACAGTGTTGGCTGCAGGCGTAGCCATTTTGTCTGGTCAACCCGGCACATTAGAAATCGGTGGCGCATCATTCCCGTGTTACGATTTGACTATGAACATTCAGGCACAAACCGCATGAAATACACCATTCTTAATAAGGCCGTCGGCGAAGTGGGCACAGAGTTTGTACCAGATGACGGCATAAACGTGGAAGCGCTCATCGACGGCGGTTTCATCAAATCCACATCTAAAGCCACCAAATCTGATAAAACTATTACAGACACCAACGAGGAGTAACCCACATGGCAAGCACATCCACATATCTATCTAACGCCGTAGTCACAATCAACAGCGTCGACTTGACGGGCGAATGTTCAAGCGCAAATCTCACACGCACATTTGATGCTCTGGAGTCAACAAACATGTCAAACACGGCTCGCACGTTCGTGGGCGGTTTGGAAAACTCATCGCTAGTCGTTGATTTATACAACAGCTACGCCGCCGCTAGCACTTACGCGACATTAAAATCACTCGTCGGCACAGCTGTGACTGTCAAAATCAAACCAACCAGCGCCGCAACATCAGCAACCAATCCAGAGCACACCCTAACCGGTGCGTTTATGGGCACATTGCCGTTGGTGGTTTCATCGCTGGGCGCTCTCGACGTGTGCGGTGGCATCACGTTTCAGGGTGGGGTTTACAGCGTCGCAGTAGCATAATCAGAGCCGACAACGGCCCGACACGAAAGAGGCATGATGAAAGTTAAATTAGAATTGGATTTGCAAGACGGGCGCGGCTCACGCACCATGACCACAAATATGTTTGTGGTATGTGAATGGGAAAAAACAGAGAACCGTAAAGTGTCAGACGGTAAAGGCATCGGTTACAGCGATTTGGCTTGCTGGGCTTATCATCTGTGCAAACTTGCTGGCGACCCTGTACCAGATAACTGGCGTGAATGGGTTAAACAACATCCGGACATGGATTTGACATCCGTTGACGAGACAAACCCAAACCCTACGGCGTTGGCACCTACCGACACCAACTAGCACAAATGCTGGTTGCAGTAGGGTGGTGGCCGACGCAAATAGAGTTTGACATACGCGACTTGCTCACAGTGGTTACGATATTGAACAACCGTGACCAAAGGTAGATGTTTATGATTTCCACAACAATTCAAGTAGCAGGCGTGAAAGAAACCATAAACGAGTTGGGCAAGATTGACAAACAATTGCAAAAAGATTTTAAAGCCGATGCCATTGCTATTGCAGCGCCAGCAATAAAAGCCGCGCAAAATGTTTATTTTGAATTGCCGCTATCTGGTATGAAATACAACTGGCAAAGTGAGGGCCGCACAAGAAAAAACTTTCCGTTCACAGTCGCAGCTGCCGTTAAAGGTGTGCGCGTCAAATTTGACACTCGACGTGGGGCTGTAGGCGTCATCCTTATTGAGCAAAGCAACCCAGCAGCAGCAATTTTTGAAACCGCTGGCCGTGCAAACGCAAACAAATTAGGCAACCAATTAGGGTTTGTTGGTGAAGGCCGTACACGTTTAATTGGGCCAGCCGTGTACCGGGCGCGCAAAGCTGTTGAACGCGACATGGAAAAAATGATAACTAAGACGCAAACCGAAATACAGCGAGGGCTTAAGTAATGGCTCTGACAATTCCAATTATCGCTGAATATGACGGCAAAGGGCTTGACAAAGCAATTAAGCAATTTAGTCAGTTAGAGGGCGCTGGCGCGAAAAGTGGGTTTGCACTTGAAAAGGCGTTTGTGCCAGCTGCAGCGGCACTTGGGGCGTTAACCACAGAAATAGGTTTTGCTACAAAAGCGGCGATGGCAGACGAAGCCGCACAGGTTGAATTGGCTCGACAACTTAAAGCAACCACACAAGCCACAGATGCACAAGTAGCAGCGGCAGAGGATTTTATTAGCACACTGTCACGTCAAACCGCAATGGCTGATGACCAGTTGAGACCAGCTCTAGCCAATTTGGTGAGGGCTACGGGTTCGTTGGAATTGTCTCAAAAGGCAATGGCTGTGACCGCTGATTTGGCTACAGCAAAAAACATTGACATGGAGACGGCCAGCACAGCAGTTGCTAAAGCGCTTGCCGGGCAAACTGCTGCATTGGTAAAACTTGACCCATCTTTGAAGGATTTGATTGACAAGTCATCAAGCGCCGATGACATTCTTAAAGCATTAAATAACACGGTTGGCGGTGCAGCCGAAGCGTTTGCTAACACGGCGGAAGGCGGCGCTAAAAACTTTGGTATTGCAATGGGCGAATTGCAAGAGAGTATTGGCAAAGTATTTTTGCCAATTATGGAAAAGATGTTGCCAATACTTAACAACGTGGCTAATTACATGGCCGAAAATACACAAGTAATTATTGTTTTAATGGGTGTTGTTGGAAGTTTGGCTGGCGCAATTGTCGCAGCAAACCTTGCCATGCGTGTATATACCGGAACAGTAAAAGCCGTAGAAATAGCAAACACACTATTGGCCAACTCGTTTACAAGTTTGCAAACATCAGTAGGCGTTTTGGCAACTGGGATTGGTATTGCAGCACTGACATTGCAATCATTTTACGAATTGTTTAAAGAGGGCCCAACAGCCATTAAGCAAACAATCCAACCCTTTAAAGATTTTGCGCGTTTTATTGGCGCAACAGTAGCCACAATTGGCAACGGTGTTCTAAGCGCAGTTGAATTGGTTTCACGCGGCATCAACCAAATGGTCAATGATGCAATTAACGCAATAAACTTTTTAAACCCAACAAAGTTTGGTGAAATACCTAACGTACCGATGCCAACTTTTCCTAAAATACCTGTACCAAGTTTTGGCACTGGCGAATATATCCCAAGCGGCGGTTCTGGTATTTTTGCGCCACCAAATCCAGCAAGAAGCGTTGGCGGAATTGTTACGCCAGTAATGCCTACACCTGAAGCACCGTTGCCGAGCGTCGGTGGCGGTGGTGGTGGCGGTACGCAAGGCCCGTCATACGCGCCCGTTAACGGCCCAATCGGCTATGTCGGTGGCATTCAAGACCGCATGGCAAACCGACCAGATGTAACTATCAACGTAACTGGCGGTATTTCAACCAGTGCACAAATCGGTCAATCAGTAGTTGACGCGCTCACGCAATACACACAAGTTTACGGGCCACTCAATCTGGCAATCAGATAAATGGCTGCAACAACACTTGTCACTGGCGGCACCTATTTGCTGGAATTGTCTACGGGTTACGACTCGTCAGCGTTCTACTTAGATGACTCAACATTAAACGGCACAGCTGTGCTTGATGGCGACGGCGTTGATTATGTGGACATCACGCCCGTCGTACAAAACATTGGTATTAGTCGAGGGCGACACAAACCGTTAGATGTGTTTGGGCCCGGCACAATGTCGGTCAGCATCAGCGTGCCCAACACGAACCGCGCCTATGACCCGTTAAACACATCTAGCGCGTATTACAACACGTTGACCGAACAGCCAGGACTAGCACCGTTGCGTCAAATCCGTTTAAGCCGTAACGGCGAATACTTGTTCACTGGTCGAGTGACAACCTATAACCAGCAATACAACTTGGGCGGTTTGACCAGTTACCAGATATTTGCTGCCGATGATATTTATGTGCTGTCACAAGGCAGTTTGCCCACTACGGCTACCAGTAGCCAAACCTCGTCAGCACGCATTACAGCCGTTTTGACAGCCGCAGCGTACACAGGCACCACATCCCTTACGGCGAGCCCAACAGCGACGCTAGGGGCTTACAGCATCACTAGTGGCACAAACGTGAACGCCTATCTAAACCGCATTCAACAGGCCGAACAGGGCCGCATATTCTGTAGTCGAACCAACGTGCTGACCGCCCAGCCACGCATCGGCACCACACTGGCAGCACCTACCGTGACGTTTAACGACACAAATACGGCTACGCCTTACGACAACATTGTGGTGGAATTTGACCAGCAATCGGTTATTAACAACAGCAACATCACTATTGAGTCTGGCGGCACATTACAAAACGCCAGCGACGCAGACTCAATTAGCCAATATTTTAAGCAAACTGAAGCAATTACAGACAGTTTGTTATCGAGCGACGCGCAAGCTGCCACACTGGCCAGTTACTTGCTGTATCCGATACCTAAACCGCGTTTCACCAACGTGTCAACCACATTTGCCAGTTTGACCAATGCCCAAAAAAACACATTGGCACCAATAGAAATAGGCCAGACCGTCACCATCACCAAGTCGTTTGCCAGCGGTACGCCCACCACCGTGACACAGGATTTATCAGTCGAAGGCATTGACCACGTAATTGACATGAACACCGGGCACCGCATGAGCTTGTGGACATCACCAACCATCATTCTTAATGACTTTATTTTAGATGATATTACGTTCGGTGTGCTATCTACCACCAACGCGCTGGCATAGGATAAAGTCTGACTATGGCCGCAGTTACCACACTCCCAGCAGCATTTGTCGCAAACACTGTTTTAACCGCTACACAAATGAACGACTTGCGCGGCGCGTTTCGCGTACTGCAAGTTGTTAGCACAACAAAAACTGACACATTTACAACATCATCAACATCATTTACAGACATCACTGGTATGTCAGTAAGCATTACGCCATCATCATCATCAAGCAAAATACTTGTTGTTTCAAGCATAAACGGATGCCATAGCCCAAGTAACAACGACAGTTTTGTGCGTTTGCTTAGAGGCTCTACCGCAATCAGTATTGGCGACACAGCAGGCTCACGAACGCCTGCAACATTTCAGATGCAAGCCGGGCAAACGAATTGGACTATTACAGGGTCAGTCATTTACTTAGACAGCCCTGCAACAACATCGGCCACAACTTACAAACTTGATTGCCGTGTTACATCAAACAGCATGTACATAAATCGCTCTGAAAGTGACGCAGATACCGCTGGTCGAGCACGCACCGCAAGCACAATTACAGTCATGGAGATTTCAGCATGACCGATTATGCAGCAGTTTTATCACGCCGTTATGCCGGTAAAGAGTGGACATTAAACGGTGACGATTACACAGGTTTAACTTGGCTAAGTGATGGCACAAAGCCAACGCAAGCCGCGCTTGATGCTTTGTGGCCTGAGGTACAGGCAGAAATGTTGGCAGAGCCAGCAGCAAAGGCAGCAGCAAAAGTTGCATTACTTACTCGTTTAGGCATTAGTGCTGATGAAGCCGCGCTACTACTTGGCTAGTGTCATGCTCGCACTTGTCCTGACCGCTTGCGAAACAACACGGGTTAACGCACCACATAAAACACGCAACAGTGCGTTGACACGTTGCTCGACTATCACTCAATGCGAAAGGGTTAGCAATGGCTAAAGACCGTTCAGAAATTGACTACCTACACGCACGCATGATTGTGTTTGTGGCTTGCACAATTGCAATAACTTTTGCTGTCACCGTTATTGGCTTTGTTTACTTTTTAGGATTTGTTGACCAACCAGTAGAACAATCACCAAATGACGCAGCATTTATAGATTTACTTAAAACGCTCTCAATCTTTATGACCGGCACATTGTCTGGTCTAGTTGCCGCCAACGGCCTTAAACGAAAACCTGATGATGGCAGTACTACCAGCCAACCCTAAAGTCATCGGGTCAAAGCCGTACACAGGCAACAGTGACGGTGCTGCCGCTGGCCCACGTGCTGGCATGGATGAGTGGATTAGGCAAGCCATTAAACATGGTGCAGGCGCGTTTTGGAATAACGGCTCTTGGGGAGTACGAAATATGCGTGGCAGTGAAACATCCTTAAGTGTTCATGCAACTGGTCGAGCCGTTGACTTGTCATACAGGCCGTCAGAGCAACATCCAAATGCAAACCGTAAAGGCACTATTGCGTTCATAAACATTGTGTTAGCCAACGCAAACGAATTAGGCGTTGAATGCGTGCTTGATTATTTCCCAAAAGCATTTGGGCGTGGCTGGCGCTGTGACCGTCAAGCGTGGAAGTCGTACAGCAAGCCAGAAATACATGCCGCACCGGGCGGTGATTGGTTGCACGTGGAGATAAACCCACAGATGGCAGACCAGCCAAACCTTGTAAAACAAGCGTTTCAGAGAGTATTCACCGAATTGCCACACTGATGCTCTAGGGTCGAAGTACCGACGATTGGAGACAACATGGCAGATG